CCTGTCACAATGCCGCGTTCATGCGGTAGCACGCCTCCTGTTGAGGGAAGCTGGAAAACGCCGAATCACAATATGTTGTGGTCTTGGGCGTCAACCGGATAAGCACGGGAAAGGAAGAACCGAGATGATACAACCATTCGTCAACAGCTATAACGAAACGATCTGCCAGACGCTCGGAGCGGCGATTGACGCCGCCATGAGCGAGGTTGTCAATCGCACGCCTCTCGTCAAGAAAATCGTTGACGACATATGGTACGAGGTCGTTCAGAGGCTCCATGATAGTATCGACGATTATCTCGGCGAGAACCTTAAAGACACCTTATGTGCACGTGCGGCCGAAGTCGCCGAGCACATGCTTCGCGATGCGCTGGCCGGCGATGACAAGGAATTACGCAACCTCTTTGGTTTCAACGATTGGTATATGAAACATTCCTATGTCGGGCAGCTTCCAACACAATGGGCACTGATTGATGCACTGGCAAAGCGTCACCAAGGTTTGATTGTGGACGAGCGTATCAAACAGCGCGACCGCGAAATCGAATTGTTGCGGCTGTGTATCACTAACCTAAAGCGGGAACTCGCCTATTTCAAGGGTGAAATGTCGCACGAACAACCCTACAACCCACCCGAAGCCGAAATATAGGTTGTCGCATAATTGCGGCGCTGCACAGCGGCGTCTGAGCGGGTATTGTTGTCAGACGAAATGGTGTGGGGCAATTGAAAGGATAATCATGGAATGTGATAAAGAGTGGGACTGAGCCGCTGCCCGGCTCCCCGTGAAAGAATAAGCAGCGGCTCTAATCGACACCATCAGTAGGGCTAGCAGGTTCGCAGACAGAGGCTTACCCCAGCCGGTCGGTTCTATCCCAACTATCTCTACCACTTTAGCAGCAGAGCCGACCGCAGTTACCAGCGGCGACTCCTATCAATCACTCGGGGGCTAGCCCACGTGATTCGAGCGATCCGTCAACCGGATCTATTATAATCTTGTTGTTTTTTGCACTCATCAAGTGTCGCTAAAATATAAGCTCCAAGAGGTAATCCTATACCAGCAGAAAAAATTAAAAATATCTTCCAAATAGTTCCATCACATTTTTTTGGTTTTTCATCGATTAAAGACTGAGGAATATCAGGATTTTTTAGTCTAGAATCAAAAAACCAAAAAGATGAACCAAGAACAATACCGCCAAGTAGAAATAAAGCTAAAGTTGCTATTATGCTTCGGTGAATTCTCTTTGTTAATGAACAATCCAACCCAAACATTTTATGTCCTCTCATTATAATATTATTTATATTTTTTTACTCATTTTTGACTTAGATGGAATCATTTGGAAAATATTTTATTTGAAGATGTAAATAATATTATACCACGTTAATGTGGTAATAAACGTTTTGAGGAAGGAAACTGGGAGCACTAGATTACGATTTATTGTGGTCATATGTGCCAACCAGATAGACACGAAATGGTTTTATCTGCTACAGATGCATTTACTCTTACAACAAATACTATATCACGTGATACAGATACAGATATTCAAACTGAAATTTCATTAGTTGAAGCTAAAATTAGAAGTGCATCTGGTCTTGGGCTTTATAGTATATCATATAATGCAAAAATTATTGGTAATCCCGAAGTTGATCCAAGAATTTATACTACATTGCCTCCAACTCAAATAACTTTCTACAATCTCCTAATTTCTGCTGGATATAGTGTAACTATAGATCCAGCATCCGGATATTGGAATATTTCTTGGAGCACTATAGGTAACGATGCATTTGTTAAAGTTTATAGTTTTAGAACAACATATAATCCAACGTCTTTTGCTGATCAAGTAATTACAGTAATAAAAAATTTCTTTTTATCGCTACATCCTGTTGTTCATAGTACAGTTAAATATAATGGTTTTATAGATGAAACAGGATTTGGTGGCGTTTCTTCTACATTCTATGAATTTACAATAGTTGTTGATCAACAAGATAATTTCGATAATTCTACTAATTTGAAACTTGATATTGTTAGTCAAGGATTAGGTTTTGATAATGGAAATTGTGCTGTTTATCGTATAGTTTCATAGCTTATCCGGTTGATACACACGATCACTACATGTGGTAAGCCGCAAATAAATACTTGATGTGATTCATGCAAGATAATAGGATTCATTTATATGGCAGATAAACGGACTATTGGTGTAGCGCGCAAAAGATTTTTCTATGATGCTCAAATAGCTAGAGTTTTAATACAAATAGGAGCTAGAGTTTTTGGTGGTTATCAAGTTATGTCTGGAACGCAAAGTGATGGTAAAGTTCGTTTTTCTGATGTTCCTGTAGTTTTTTCTGGTTGGTCTAGAATAGTTCAACAAATGTTTGGTGGTATTGGAGATAACATAGTTCCAAAGCTACCAATGATGTCATATTCATTGAAATCTATAAACAGAAAAACACCAGAAATTCGTGATCCTAAAAATATACAACAATATGTGGTAAGAACTAGAAAAAGGGATGGAGATGGGAATCTTTTAGTTAATGAACCTGGTAAAGTTATTGTTGTTGAACGTTATATGCCAGTTCCTTATACCTTAGAAATTGAACTTGTAATTTGGGCATCTAATTATGATCAGCTTATGCAATTAATCGAACAAATTGGTTCTGAATTTAATCCCGATTTAGAATTTGTTATATCTAATTCTCCAGTTGATTGGACATCACCAACGAATATTTTAATGACTGGTTCGTTTAGAATTGATGATTCAGCATTTTCAGAAAAACCAGATGCTCCATTAATTGCTAGAGCATCTTTTATTGCTACTTCTAGAATATCTATTCCAGTCAGAGTTTATGATGCAACATTGATTCATGAGATTGATGTTAACATTCGTGAAATGGAAGATTTTGGTTATATGTATTTTGGTGATAATATTGATCTAGCTGAATTTCCAAAACTTGATGAATTAACTATAGTTGCAACTGAACAAGAAATCCTTGATCATGAAGGGCAATGAATCCAAAAAACTTTATTATCGTGTAAATACTCGGGATGTTTTTTAATCCACGAGGATTCTATTCAAAATGGCAACCTTAAATACTCTACTTTCTCCTGGGGTTAGTGTATCAGTTACTACTCAAGCGGTAGCACCAATTCCATCTCCTACAACAATTCCGTTGATTTTTATTGCTACTCGTGCAAATAAACCAACGCCAGATGGAACTGGTATTGCTGCCGGAACTGTTGAATCAAATATTTTTCGTATTTTCACTTCGCAATCTGAGCTTATTAACGCATATGGAGAAATTGTATTTGTAACTTCTGATGGACTTCCTGTTCAGGGAGATGAGACCAATGAATATGGTCTTATAACAGCTTATACAGTTTGTGGTATTACTAGTATTGTTTGTATCGTTAGAGCTGATATTGATTTAGGACAACTTGTTCCAACAACTGTAGAACCCGTATTACCAGCTCCTGATGGAACTTATTGGATTGATACAACATCAGTTATTGGCGGTATTTTTACTTATAATGGTTCTTCATGGGTCGCTGTGCCATTTTCTGTATATACAACCTCTCCCACAAGTGCTGATGGAGTAAATGGTGATTGGGCTTTTGATTATAGCACTTTGAATGGTACTATTGTTTTTAAATCTGGTGGAACTTGGTATCCTGCATCTACATCTAATTTAATTTCTTTTGCTGGTGCAACTGATCCACTTTATATTCAATCTACAACGCCCGTTGGTGCAGTAGCAGGCGATTTTTGGTATAAAACTACTTCATCTGGTGGCGGAACAAATCTTGCTATTTCTAGATATCGTGCAAGTGATGGTGTTTGGGTTACACAACCTGTTATTAGACAGAATACTTCTCCAACCCCACTTCAAAACACAATTTGGGAAGATACTTCTACTATAACTACAGATGGTAATCGTCCTTTATATATTGGAACAGGTATAGAATTTATTCCTCTAGTTGTTGTTGTTCAAGATACTGCTCCTACAACAGCACCAGAAGATGGAACTCTATGGTTTGATGATACTATTACTGATTTTGCTATGTATGTTGAGAATGGTAATCTTTGGGTTCCAGTAACTACAACCACGGTTTCGAATCCATCTAGCACACAAAAGGTTATTTCAGCATCACCACCACAATTTCCTCAACAAGATGCAATCTGGATTGATGTGGGTTCTGATGGGACTATGGTTAACCTCGATAATTTCCCTATTGTGAAACGTTGGACTGGAACAGAATGGGAAGATATTACTTCTGGAATCTATATTCAATCTGCCGATCCTATTGCATCGTTGGTCTTAAATGGTTCTTATTGGATTAATACTGGCGAAAGCCGCACTAGAAACATTGTAAAAAAATATGATAGCACATATGTTGCTCATACAGTTAATGGTTCTGGTGCTGTGGTAGTTGAACCAAATAATCATTGGGCACCTCAAACTGGAAAAATTTTTGGACGACGTTCACAACGAACTATGGTTGTTGAAGCTATGAAACAAGTTATTGCTTCAAACCAAGATATTCGTTCTGAAGTAAATTATTATCAATTAATTGCATGTCCTAATTATCCTGAAACTTATGATGATATTTCATCATTAAATCAAGATAACAATCAGATTTCATTAGCTGTTTTCGATGTGCCTAAATTTGTTGTTCCTTCTGGTGTTCCAATCGGTCGTGAAATTACAATTTCAGATTGGATTACTGATGCTCGAAATGTAGCTGAAACCGGCGAACAAGGATTTATCGGTGCACCTGATCCATTTCAAGCAAATGCTTATCCTGGTGGTTTAGCAACAAATCCAACTGATGGTAATAATGTCTATGTACCACCGACATTCATTTTACTTAGAACGATTGCTTATAACGATTCTGTCGCTTATCCATGGTATCCTCCTGCCGGACCAAATCGTGGATTGGTGACAAATGTATCAAGTGTTGGTTTTATTGCTGATAATGGAGAATATACTCCAATTAATATGAACCGTGCACAACGAGACATCTGCTATACTCATAGTATAAATCCTATTTCTAATATTCCAAATGTCGGTTTGGTTCTTTATGGTCAAAAAACTATGGCAATCGCTGGTAGTATTCTTGACCGCATTAATGTTGTCCGTCTTCTTGCAAAAATGAAATATGATTTCCAAAGATTAATGGAACCATTCTTGTTTGAATTGAATAATGCCACAACTAGACGTAATGCAACAATTGTAGCACAAAGATATCTTGCAGGTCTTGCATCACTTCAAGCAATATACGATTATGCTGTTCTTTGTAATGAAAGTAATAATACCGGAGATGTCATCGCAGAACATAAATTAATTGTTGACGTAGCAATTAAACCAGAACAAAGCATTGAATTTATTTATGTTCCAATTCTGGTATTAGAGCCTTCGGATAGTTTTCCTTTTTAATAAACCATTAATTTAATTGAGTTTTTTATAACCCCTGTCTTTAGTGATGGGGGTTTACCCATTTATATTTTGCATTTCCGCAATCCCATATACGATTCCATCCTTGGGATTTACGATTTTCCCATTCTGTCAATAGTTTTTCATCGTGTTTACATTTTCGTAAGGTGTATCTATGAATACGTTTTTGTCCATTTATATACCAATAATTTGGTGGTGTATCTTTTTCTCTAACAAATCCTATTTTACTGTATACATGTCCTATTGACCAACGCAAGTCTGAATATGTGATGACAATTTTTGGATTGATTTCTTTTACAAAAAATTTAAATAGTTTACTTGCACCACCTACTACAGTGATATCAAATTTTGTAGAATAGCGATTTATTTCCCATTCATATTGTTGTCTTGATATATTTGTTTTAGAAAATGTCATTACCGATAACAATTCATCATCTTTATAAAGTCCAATTGATATATTTGCCCTACCTGTTCCTTGAAGATGATATTTGTTTAAGAATTGATTTGCAAGTTTATTAGTTATTATTTTTACTTTACAATTTCTAGCATATAAAACTTGTGATGAACGATTTATAATTGTATTGATTTTATTTTTTACTATGTCTTTTTTTAATAACCATTCATCTTCAAATATTGTGATTAATTTTATGTTTGCTTTATTCGCGCATTTTAATTTATCAAGATGATATGTTTTAAATTTTCCTAATAATTCTGAATGATAGTATAAACCACAATATTCAAATGCTAATTTTAGATCAGGTATGTATATATCAAGTTCTAATGGATAGATTTCAAATCGATTTCCTAACAAAATTGTTTTATCTGTTATTGTTTTTATATATTCTGCTATTTCTATTTCTGATGAACTATGTTTTACTGGAGGACGACATTTAGGACACAAATCAATTCTTAATTTAGAATCAATAATTATTTGTTTTTTACGGTTTATTTCAAAACCACAATTTTTGCATCTAAATTGTAAAATTTCATCATTAATAGAATTAATTAATATACAATCCGTTTTGCTTATGTTTTTTAATAATTTTTCTTCAAATATGGATTTTCTTTTTTTCCATAGTAATATATTCTTTTGAGATATTTTATTTTTAGTTATTTCTGTATGTTCTTTTCCTCTCATAGATAATCCATGATCATAACCACGTAAAATCTTAGTTTCCATACTTTTTTTGGAACGTAATTTAGCCATTTCTGTTCCAGCATGAGATTTAGATTTTTCTTTCAATATTTGTTTTGTTTGTATAGAATGATGTTTTCCTTTTAATGGATGAATAAAACCATCTTTATATCGTTTTTTAGCTAAATCAGATAAAAGAATTTTTTGTTTATCAGGCATAGGTTTACCTTTATTCGGAGGGACTTTGCCTTTTTTAGCATTAGATATTGAGATAGATCGTCTTATCGTATATTCTTCTGTTTGTGTTGGACCATAAATTTCTCTATATTTTTTAATAGATATATTATGTTTTTTTAAATGTGTATGAGAAATTACATTTAAAAATTCTATATTACATATTGCACATTTTATCATGCGTGCTTATCCGATTGACGCCCAAGAACTGAATCTAATATTGTGTTCCTTATATTATAAAATTTTGGAATCATCATCTTGAAATATGTGAAGTAGTTTATAAATAATATAATATGAACAATATTTCAATGACTAATGATATTAATATTAATAGACGGACCGCAGAAACCATAAAAGAAGTTTGTGAATTAGCACTTGAGCATATTCCAATACAAATTTCGAATACAGATATTTCTCCCGGTCGAAAAGTATTTTTTCCTATACCAATGAAGAAAATGCCAAAAGATATGGCGGACTTCGTTTATGTATTTGCAGAATCGCGTTTGATAGGGCCGCCAAAGAATAAAAAATATTTTACAGAAGAAGATATTTTTGATGATACAGGAGTTTATATTTTTACTAGAAATAATAATTTACTTTGCGGTAATACGTTTTCTTTAACTGATTTTATGAAATATGTTAAGGCTGATTTGTCTTTAAGAAATCGTTTAATTTATAGAATCAACGAGATGCGTAATATAGCACATTTGGATGAAAGTTTTATTGAATTGGCAAATAATGAATTATCAATTAATAAAAAATATGAATATTTTACAAATTTCATTAATTAGAGATAAAGATGTTTGGACTTATAGCTCCATCTGAAAC